AGCGCGCATGGCTCGACAGGATGGCGAAGGCAGGATACCGAGCCGAGTGGAGGGACAATTGGCCCGATGCAGCCAGCGTGATCGCCGATTACACCGGTACAGCACCCCCGCTGAGGCGGTGGGCCGATATAATCCAGAACCCGGGAGGGACCACATGCACGCAGTCGTGAGGGAGCTTTCTGAGCATCTCGGCCTCGGGGATGCAATTGCGATCGTCAGAAAATGGGGCGGAAGGAAACTTTACGTCCCCGTGTCGCTCGAATCCGGCCACCCTCTCGCGCTGACGCTCGGGCTGGATACAGCGCAAAAACTCGTATCGGCATTCGGCGGGCAACATTTGCACCTGCCGATCGAGCGGAACGCCCTGATAGACCTGCGCAACTCGGCGATCGTGCGAGACGCCATCCCATTGCCGGAGGGGCCTGGAAGGTCAACGGAGCAAATCGGGTTGGACTACGGATTAAGCCGTCAGGCGGTCGAAAGCATCCTGGCGAAGCACCGACGAGCCCCGGAGTGAACAACGCCCTCCGGAAGGTCTCCGGAGCGCTGGAGTCCCCGAACGTCCGTGCGTTTTTGCGGATGATTCGGGCCGGAGAGACATCGCAAACCGACGATGCCTATCGGATGATGTTCGGCGGCGAACTCGTCGCCGACATGACGGATCACCCGCGCCGCGCGATCCGAAAGTCTCTCGGGGGCAAGTTGATCACCAGCACGGCGGCCGGGGCCTACCAGTTCCTCTATCGGACATGGGCCGAATGTGCGTCGGCCCTGGCGCTCCCCGATTTTTCTCCGGCGTCTCAGGACGCATCTGCCGTCTACCTGATCGACCGGAGGGGCGCACTACCAGACGTGCTGGCCGGCAAACCGGTCGACGCTATCCGGAAGTGCGCCCGCGAATGGGCGAGCCTGCCGGGATCACCATACGGTCAGCCGGTAAAAACGATGGCGCAGGCACTTGCGGTATATGCCGAGTACGGGGGCGCCTATAGTGCCGGCACCATCGCCCAGCCGGGCGCACAGATCCACGCGGAGAAAACAACAATGCCACTGCCAGCGTTTGCCCTCGCCCTACTCCCGGCACTGTTCGACGCCGTGCCGAAACTGGTAAAGCGGTTCGGCGACGGGTCGTCAGTGCCGGAGCGCAACGTCGCAGCGATCGAGGCGGCGATCGCCGTAGCAAAAGACGCGATCGGGGCTAAAACCGAGCAGGAACTGGCCGACGCGCTGCGAAACGAGCCGGTATCGGCGCAGGCCGTGCGGATCGCCATTGAGGAAAACTGGGGCCAAATCAATGATGTTGGAGGCGGTATCGAGGCTGCGCGCGAAGCAAATGCGGCGCAGGCCACCACGGACCCGCGCCGGAATCTGGCCCTGTGGGTTACGACGGCCATCCTGCCACTGGTCTATCTCACCGTGTACGCCGTCCTATTCCGCGAGGGGTGGTCGAGCGAGGTACGGGCTATGGTTGTAGCCGCCATCGTCTCCGGTCTCCTCAGCTCCATGACCGGCTACTGGCTGGGCACCTCGTTTTCGTCAGCCAAAAAAGACGACCGCGCACACGAAAGGGCGACCCATGAGTGATCCAATCGACCGCGGGCCAAAACCCGGGGAACGCAGCACCCGCGGTGTATTCGTCGACGAGTTTGGGGCGCCGCGCCGCGATCGTCGGCGCCAAGTGCAGCTAAGCGATGAGCAGGTCGCACAGATTGCCACCGCCGCAGCGAGACAGGCTGTGCAGCTAATGGTCTCCGACGGATACCGGGCGGTCGGTAAAAACGTGGTGGAAAAAGGCTTGTGGATTATCGGCGTTATCGTGCTGGGCCTGTTCTCGCTGGCCGTCGGCAAGGGTTGGATCAAGTTTTGATTAACCACGACCGGAGGGATACATGGCCCGTCTAGACGACCGAGTCAGGCTGTTTGTCGTGCAGTCTCTGGCGTGCTACGACACACCTTCACAAGTGGCAGCAGCCGTCAAGGAAGAATTTTCCCTCGATCTATCCAGACAGCAGGCGGCGGCATACGATCCAACGAAGGTCTCGGGAGAGAGCCTATCGACAAAATGGCGAGCTATTTTTGCTGCCACCCGAGCTAAATTTTTGGTGGACTCCGGGACGATCCCTGTCGCGCAACAGACCTACCGACTGAGGACGTTGCAGCGGCTAGTGGACGGGGCGGTCTCGAAGGGCAACGCGCCTCTGGCGGCCCAGTTGCTGGAGCAAGCCGCAAAAGAGGTCGGGGGCGCGTTCACCAACCGCCGCGAGCATTCTGGCCCGGGCGGGGGGCCAATCGAATCCAAATCGACAACGGCGGTGCACGGAATGACGGATGCAGAGCTCGAACGTATCGCGGCCAGCGGCAGCTAGAGAACTCATCCGGAGGCGCCGCGGTAGAGAGTCCCTTGTCGGGTACGCGCAATCGATCGACATCCCGGGCAAACCGCTCGACGACGACCCGGACGCGTGGCTGTTTCATCCGGTCGAGACGAGTCTCGCCGCACATCATGCGCTTTTGCTCAACGCCGTTCAGCGGACGGCCGCGCGGCGATATGGCCGGCTGATGGTGTTTATGCCTCCCGGGAGTGCGAAATCCACGTACCTGACGGTAGTCTCTCCGTCGTGGCTCATGGGTCGACAACCGGATATGCGCGTGATCCTGGCGAGTTACGGCAGCGATCTGGCGCGACGGCTCGGACGCCGGGCACGTCAGGTCGTCAGGTCTCCGGGGTTCGCGGCGCTGTTCGGCTGCCCGCTCTCGACGAGCACTAACGCGGCCGACGAATGGGCGCTCACGAACGGATCAGAATACTTGGCCGGGGGCATACTCTCTGGCATCACCGGCAATAGAGCGCACGGGCTGTTTATCGACGACCCGATCAAAGGCCGCGAGCAGGCGGATTCTAAGACCATCCGCGACAAGACGTGGGAGGCCTACAATGACGACCTCACGACCCGCCTAATCCCCGGTGGATTTATTTGTCTGGTCCAAACCCGATGGCATGAGGACGACCTAGCGGGCAGGCTTCTCCCGGCCAACTACAGCGGGGAAAGCGGCGTTATCCGGTGCAAGGACGGGAGGGATTGGGAGGTCATTAACCTGCCGGCGCAGTGCGAACGCGGGGACGACCCTCTCGGTCGCCCGATAGGCGAAATGCTGTGGCGCGAATGGTTCGACGAGGAGCACTGGGCGCCGTTCAGGAAGCAATCGCGCACATGGGCCGCGCTGTTCCAGCAGCGGCCGCGGCCGGACGAGGGAGTCATCTTTAAGGATGCGTGGTGCGGGGTTAGGTATAACGTCATCCCGGACGGCGCCCGCGTCTCGGTGCACTCATGGGACACGGCGCAAAAAGAAAAGCAGATCAACGATCCATCGGTCGGGGCAATGTTCCAGTTTGGCCGCGGTAACCCTGGCTATTTTTTGCGGGAAGTCTATCGGGATAGGGTCGACTATCCTACTCTCCGTAGGAAGGTCATCGCCTACGCGGAGCGGGACCGACCGATCGCCATCCTGATCGAGGACAAATCCAGCGGGCAGTCGCTGATCCAGGAGCTGCGGAGCACTACCAGCCTGCCGGTCATCGCTATCGAGCCTAAAGGCGATAAGGTTTTCCGGGCGATGGAGGTCTCGTCGATGGTCGAGGCGGGACTTTTGCACCTGCCCGCCGTCGCGGACTGGCTCGTGGATTTCGAGGGGGAATTTTTCGGGTTTCCGCTGGCGACGCACGACGACCAAGTAGACAGTGTGACTCAGTTTCTGCGCTGGGCACGTTCGTTCTCGACCAAAATCGACTTTGCCGGCGCCGGAATGCCTAGGGTAACGGCCGAGCTGCTGCAAGCGGTGCGCGAAACGGACTCCGGAGGCTGGGGGTCGGTCGGTCGGGGCTCGGATACTGCCGGGTTCTAACCGGGCGCAGGCCGGGATAAATGGTGGTATGGGTTAACCGAACAGGGTGGGACATGGCAGACGCTCCGATGAAACCGCAGCAGCCGATAGCGGAAGAGATCGCACCCCCGGAAGACCCGTGGAGTCCGAAGCGCATCGCGCACACGGCAAGCAAATTCACATCGATCCTCCAGCCGACCGACTCGATCCTGGCGGCGAAGGGCGGTGCGGAAAATCTTGCGATCTACCGCGAGCTTCTCCGGGACGATCAAGTCGCGTCCGTGTGGGCGCAGCGTCGGCTGGCGCTCACTCGCTGCGAGACCGTCGTAGAGCCGGGCGGGGATGACGCAGCATCGCAGGCCGCAGCAGCCGAGCTACAGGCCGAGCTGGATGACCTGAACTGGGACGATGTTACGGACAAAGCGCTCTACTCGGTTTTCTACGGGTGGGGCGTCGCCGAAATCATGTGGAAGCCGGACGCTGGGCGTGTGCGGTTTGATCGCATCATCGTCCGCGACCGGGCGCGGTTCCGGTTTGACCGAGACGGGTCGTTGTACCTGTGGGAGCGCGGGTGGCGTTTGATGCCGGAGCGCAAATTCTGGACGGTGCGCGCCGGTGGCGACAACCACGACGAACTCTATGGGCTCGGGCTCGCACATTCCCTCTATTGGCCCGTGTTTTTTAAGCGATCGGATGTCAAGTTTTGGTTGATTTTTCTCGAAAAATTCGGCATGCCCACTGCCGTTGCCAAACTGCCGCTCGGGAAAATGGCAGAGGCAGTAGAGGTCCAAAAGGCGACCGCGATGCTCCGCCAGATCGCTACGGACGCAGGGGTTGTGATCCCCGATGATGTCGTCGTGGAGCTCCTCGAAGCCGCCCGGTCCGGAGCGGCCGACTATGGGGCGATGCTCTCGTCGATGGATGCAGCCATCTCCAAAATCGTCGTCGGGCAGACCATGACGACCGACAATGGATCAAGTCTGTCTCAGGGGCAGGTGCACGAGCGGGTCGCGCAAAAAATAGTCGAGGCGGACTCTGACCTGCTGTGCGGGTCGTTTAACGTCGGGCCGGTGCGATGGTGGCTTGAATACAATGCCCTCGCATTCCCGGGCGCCAAACCGCCCCGCGTATACCGGTCTACGGCGCCGGAAGCTGACCTCAACGCGCGCGCCGAACGAGACTCAAAAATCATCGCACTGGGGTACGAGCCGGACGAGGGGTATATCCTCGAAACGTACGGTCCGGGGTGGCGGAAAAAAGAGGCTCAAGCGGCGGGGTTGAACTTGGCTACTGGTCTGCCGAGCCAGACGCCCGGGCAGGGATCAGGCAATGCGGACCCTGCGCAGTTTGCCGAGGGAGAGCTGGCCTCGCTGCAAGCCCTCAAGGCGGCGAGAAGGGCCGATCAGCAGTCTATTGCCGACGCTGCCGTCGTGTTCGCAAGTCAATACCAGACCATCGCCGGTCGCAGGGTAGGACAGATCCTGGAGGCAGCTGAGTACGCTGAGGATTATGACGTATTCCGCCGCCGCCTAGACGAGATTCTCGCAGAGGTCCCGCCTGCAGAGACAACCGACAAGATCTCGCGCGCGAACGTGTTCGCCCGGCTCATGGGGGCACTGCGGCACCAGCGGCCGGAGTAGTCGCGTGATCACGCTCGACGACATCCTCGATTTTTTCGAGGTCCCGACAGGGGACGCATTCGACGTGGCGCCAGAGAAGGCAATCGAGTTTTTTGGCGCCAAAGGGCTTCGCCAGACGTTCTCCTATGCCGACATGGTCAAAGGGGCGCACGCTCACTCGTTCACCGTCGCCAAAATGATGGATGTAGACATGCTCGGGCAGGTCCGGGCAAGTCTCGACTCGGCGCTAGCTAACGGCACGTCGTTTAAGGAGTGGGAAAAAACCATCACGCCGGTGCTGCAAGCGGGCGGATGGTGGGGAAAAAAGGAGGTTCTAGACCCGCTTACCGGGAAAATGGTGGTCGCGCAGCTTGGGTCCCCGCGGCGACTGGAGACAATTTTCCGCACCAATATGCAGAGCAGTTATGCCGCCGCGGCATGGGTCGAGATCGAAAAGCAAGCGGATGTTGCGCCGTATTTGATGTACGACGCCGTCGACGACCTCCGTACGCGACCGTTGCACGCGTCATGGGATCAGCGGGTTTTGCCAGTCGTGTCCGCATGGTGGCGCACGCACTACCCCCCAAACGGCTACAACTGCCGGTGCGGCGTCATCCAGATGGACGCCGAGCAGGTGGCTGATCTAGGTCTCGGCGTGTCATCCGGCGCTCCTGAGGACGGCACCTACACGTGGACCAACCCGCGGACCGGGGTAAAAAGCCAAGTACCGAACGGGCTTGACCCGGGGTTTGACTCGAACCCCGGCATCCCGTACGGGCAGACGGTAAACAAACTCCTTGACGAAAAGGTCCAAGCGATCGGGGCCGCAGATAGGCCAGCAGCCGCAGCGGCGATTAAACAGGCCCGGTCCGCGAATGAGGAGATAGCCGGCGCGGGTGGGGGTGCCGGGGGTGAACTGGCACAGGCCGCCATCGAGCGCGCCCTGCTGATCGCGGAAGAGAAGTCGGCGCAACTGGTTGCGCAACAGCAGATCGACCTAATCGCAGCCGGGAAGGGAACCGCGGGCGCTGGCGCAGCGTACAAGATCAAGGCGCTTAAGGCCCTTATAAGCACGGATAGCTGGCCGGGCGATTCTCCGATTGCGCAGCTCGGCAAAGTCCTCGCACTCGCTGGCGACTACAAGCTGGCTAGCGAGACTGCCTCGAAAGTGGCCGGTTATAAAAAAGCCATTCTGGCCGGCAAAATCCCGCCACCCGCAGCATCGAAAGCCTTCAGTTCGCTGGCGCCGGCTGGGCAGGCTGATGTTATTAAGCAAATCGCCGATGCGCAGGCAAAAAGCGCCGCCCAAAAGGCCGCATTGGCCGCGCAGCCCGATGCCCCATCCGCCGTAAAGGCGGGGCCGGCAGAGCCGAATCCGGCGACCATGACAATGATCGGCCCCAAAACCAAAGGGGCCGCCCCTGGCGCGATCTACTTGGACACGGACACTGGCACCAAATGGATGGTCAAGTTTTACCCGAGCGTTGATGGGGCGCGCAACGAAAGCCTAGCGGCGAAGCTCTACAACCTCGCAGGCGTCGAGGCTCCGGAATTGCACGCCACTGAAATCGCGGGTAGGCCGGCGCTCGCCAGCCGGATTATCGACGGCATCCAGGAAGTCGACGCCAAAACACTCGCGCGCACAGCTAGCGTGCAGGAGGGGTTTGTCGTTGACGCGTGGCTGTCCAATTGGGACGTTGCCGGGCGTGTGTACGACAATACGGTACTAATCGGAGGGCGATCCATCCGCATCGATGTCGGCGGGGCTTTGCGTTACAGCGGGGTCGGCGATCAGAAAGGCAAGGCGTTCGGCGACATCGTCGGCGAGATAGACAGTATGCGGGATGCCAGCCTAAACCGGCAAAGCGCTGCCGTATTCGGCGGGGTCACTCAGGCACAGATGGAGATCGGCGCCGTGCGGGTACTGCGCACGCGGGACGATGACATCCGGGCACTTGTCGACCGCTACGGACCGACGAATCCGCGTCAGGCGCGCGCGCTGGCGGATCAACTGATCGAACGGAAAGCTGACATCGCGCGCCGATTCCCGCGTGCTGCCGCGGTCGCCATGCGCGCGGACGAAATAGCGGACGCAGCCCCCCCGTCGCATCCGCGCGTCACGGCTACCGAGCAGGCGTTTCTGGAGGATTCCCGGATTAACGGCTATGCGTTTGCGACGGACGCAGACCAAATTGAGGACAATATGGTCGTCGCGCACGCGTTCCGACGGACGGACGGGACGGAAGCAACCCGTGGATGGTTCAAGTTGTTGCCAAATGCGTCGCAACGGCTGGAGAAACGCATTGAGGCGGGCGCAGGGTCTGCGGCATCCGTGTCGGTATTGGACGCCAAGAACCAAGTGCGTGGCACGATTAATGCAATCAACAACCTAGTGGGAAAGAAGCTCCCGCTGGATGAAAAAATCGTTGCCCAAATAGACAACATGCGCGACGCGCTGGCGTTGATGCAACGGGACCTCACCACGGCTGCCGCCGTTGCCGCTGATCCAGCAGAGCTCATCAAAAATCGTGACATGTTGCTGTGGTGGGGTGACCAAGTCGGTACCCTGTACGAGGACGCGAAGGCTGGCCGACTAACGGCACTGGTCCCGAACACATCCCCCGGGGTATTCCCGCAGATGACGGATATTCCGGACTCGATCGGCTACACGCAACCCCCGCTTCCGGGGCTGCCGGGCGGGCTGGCGTGGAAGAAAGTCGACGAACCACTCATATTCGACACTGCAACGTTCGACCGGAGTTTCTCGGTCGAGGGCGGCGATCAATCGTCCATCAATTTCGTCCGTCGCCACTACACTGCCGCACTCCCGGACGGGACGGTAGTCACCTACGTCCCGCACGCCGAGAAGAACTACTCGGCGTTACAGGGTCTGGTCAAAATCGACGCCCCCGGAAAGGGTAGTGAGTCTACCGCGCGGATATTCTCGGCGATGGACGCTGCCGGGTTGCCGTCGGCACGGGCGACGGCCCTCGACCGACAACACTTATATGTGAACGCGTTTGCGCGACTGCGGCTCATGGACGTAGAGGCAAAGTACCGCAACGCGTACGCCGAGGTCACGGACCAGTCGCAGGACGGGCTGGGAAAGAAGCTCGCCATACTGAAGGACGCAACCGGCGTAGACGTAGAGGCGTCCGAGGGGTGGCGAAGCGTCGACGGAGTGCGTTCGGCGTTCGGGCACGGGCGCGCGTACCAACTGCGCCCCGACCTAGACGTAACGGAAATGGCCGAGCTTGACCGGACGCACGTGCTGTACCACAACCCGCAGGGGCTCGATAATGACGGCGGGGCGGGCGTGTTCGAGCGGCTGAAAGCGGTCATCGAAGGGGGCGGTTTTTTCGCGTCCCTAACAGACCGATTACGGCGCGGTATCCCGTTAAAAGGCCAGTCGGTGTCGTCCGACCTAGGCGGTGGCGGTGGCGACTATCATTTTACGAGAATCCTGGCGCGATCAGAGAAGGAGGGGACCGGCGTCTACTGGCGGACATCGGCGCTTAACCGCATGGACGCCATCACGTACAATACCGACCGGTACGGCAATACGACTGACGAGCACATGAGGACGCATCGGCTGGGCCGAAACGTCGCTAGCTTCCGTCAGGTCTCGCGCGCAAATAAAAATGAAACCATTTTCAAAGCTGGTATGAGCATTTTTGACCGACTGGATAAAATCATTTTGAAAGACTCGAAGGAAGTGAACGCAGCGATCGAGTGGATGCAGGGGCGCGGCTATGCGCAGTGGCCCGACGGGCGCGCGCTAACAGATGTAATCGTCGCAAAGGCGCAGCGTGCTAAGCGTGCCAAGTAACATCGAGGATGCTTTAGAGGCATGGCGGGATGGTGCTGTCGTGATCGACTACCGGGACGGGAAAGCGAACATCCGCCCGGCAGCGTTCGTTTTCGACACAGGCACGGGTTTGGCGTGGGTCGAGCCAAGTTACGCCGACCCTATGGGAGCGTCATCTACCGCCTATCACACAGTTCCGGGAACGATTCAGTCAGCCGGGTTTGGGTTTAAGGTGTCCGTTCCGGGGCGCACGGTTCACGTGCTGCCGTACGTCCCGGAGGAGGACACGCGCCTAGTCGGCGACTCGGTCGACTGGTGGAGGAAATACATTGCAGACGGCCCGCTTACCCTAGAGGCAGAGCGGGCCAAAGTGCGCGAACTCTGCGGCCTCTCTCAGTCGTCGCAGTAGCCCCAGTCGTCTAGGTCCGGGCCAACATCAAGCGGGTCTCGGCCGTCGATATGTTCCGTGGGGGATCGTTAAGCGGGAGCTGCGCTCTGTGCCGGTAGATGGCGATGCGGATTCGTCCGCCCGACGGCGAGTGCCGTACCGAGTGCCTTGTTCCCGACTCCATATCTCCCATATCTGCTTTGCCACGTGGCGTCGCCTTACGTCCCGGATGTCGATGGCGCTCTTGTAATCCGGGTAATCGACTGCCCCGGCCTCTGCTGCGAGCCTATTTTCGACCCACCTACGGTCGGCGCGTATGCAAAACCGATATTCTGCGCCCGGCGTGACTTCCTCTGCGGCTTCCGCGAGGTCAAGAAACTGAGATACATCGCCCTTTATCCGCCCTCGCACGAGCAATACCGTAGGGTTTTCGTCATCCTGCTCGATCGACACAAATACATTTTTTGTCATTACCCACATAGCTACCTCCGTTTTTTTGCGACCAGGAACCCGGGTAGGGCAGCCGTGACCGCATGCAAATGTCGCCACGGCATGTTGCGGCGCGATGCCGACCCGTTTTTGGCAAACCAGGATTCCACCGTTTTTTCGCTAACCCCGGCCAGAGCTGCTGTGTCCGCGTTTGTTAGATTGTTACCCCTGACCAAGTCGCGCAGTCGCTCTGCGGCGGTCACCTGCTCGCCCCGGATGCGATGAGGTCGACAGTCGCCAGTTTTAGGGCGTGCGCGGCCTGCTCAATTTCTAGGTCCGTCCCCTCCATCCTGACGTAAGCGGTGCTCAGCTCGTTGTAAAGCGCTTCCACTTCGTCCGCCTCGAGGTCCGGCACTTTCCCGAAAAATTCGGACGCCATAAGTTGGAAACCAGACCACGTCATGGCGATCCCGGGTTGGGATGCCGCTTGACGAGGGTCTTTCGTGGCCCGCAGGACGGCCTCTGCTGCACGCACGAGGTCGCGCGCGCTCCTTGTCGCGGCGAACCCAAAGGCTACCCGCAGCACTTCGGTCGGAATCCCTACCTTGTTCCCGGTCAATGCATTGTAGTTATTAATATCGATTCCCATTTTCGCCCCTTCGTGGTTCGGCCCGGAGTGGGCCTGAGGAACGAACACTAGCCCTACTCAGTAGGATGCGCAAGCGGTTTCTGAATTGGCCGTGCAACTATTTGCGGGTTTCCACGGGGCCAAGGGAGCCATACATTCCGGATTATGAAAAAATTTGAGATCTTCCGGCCTGGCCGGCACACCGCCGCGAGCGGGGCGACCATCGAATTTACCGCAGCCGATATGCGCGCCGCCTCGGCCGCCTACGACCCCGCCGCTCACGAGGCTCCGATTGTCGTCGGGCACCCGAAAGACAATGGTCCGGCGTATGGCTGGGTCGGCGGGCTGTCGTTCGGCGAGTCCGGCGCACTCGAAGCGGACCCGGTCCAAGTCGACGCGGAGTTTGCCGAAATGGTGTCGAGCGGTAGGTTCAAAAAGCGCTCGGCATCATGGTACACACCGGGCAGCGCCAATCACCCATTGGCCGGCACAGACCGGCACGGGACCTACTACCTGCGGCACGTCGGTTTCCTCGGCGCGCAGCCGCCTGCGGTAAAGGGCCTTAAGGAGATCGCGTTTGTGGAAGCCGAGGACGGTGTCGTCGAGTTCGACGAGTCCTCTAGCTGGGCCTGGAGCGCGGTGGCCTCGTTGGCGAGGGGCATCCGGGAATGGATCATCGGAGAAAAGGGCGCGGAGGCTGCCGATAAAATCGTGCCTAACTACGTCATTGAGGACATCGCACGCAAGGCTTCCGGGTCCGCCACGCAAGACATCGCCGGCTCCATGCCGGCATACAATGAGGATGACGCAATGTCGACGGAACTGCACGAGAGGGTCGCTGCGCTGACAGCGGAAAACGAGGCCCTCAAAGCGAATCAAAGGCCAGTTAATTTCGCCGAGACCGAAGCTGCACTGTCCGCCCGGGAAGCAGCGCTCGCCGCGCGCGAGACGACCATTGCCCGCGCGGCAGTGGAGTCCCGATTGACGGCCTGCGTGACGGCCGGTCGCTTGGTGCCCGCGGCGCTCAAACAGTCGGTGAGCTTCTCGATGGGCCTGTCTGATGCGGACGCCTCGGTAGAGTTCGGCGAAGGGGCCACCGTCCGGCATGTCACGCAGCGCGAAGCCTATCTGCTGCAAATCGAGGCGGCCCCAAAGGTCGTCGATTATCAGGAGCGCGCTGGGGACACTGGCGCCGGCGCAGGCGGCTCTGTTGACCCCGCGCAGCTTGCCGCACGCGCTCGCGGAATCCAGTCGCGGCGCGCTGCAGACGGACTGGCAGCCGTCTCGTACACCGAGGCGGTTGCACTCGCGGTCGTAGATATTTCCAACGGCGTGGCCTGACCGCCAGCCGTCTCACATCCAGGGGATAAACAAATGGCTTCGCGCAACGAAGGGCTTCAGAAAACCTACTACGCAGGTGCCGCAATCGCGGCTTCCCGAATCGTCAAGGGCGGCGCTGACGAAACCAAAGTCGTGGTTGGCGCAGCGGCGACGGATAAACTGATCGGTATTGGCGACAGTCTCGGGAGCGCTTCCGGCGAGACCCTCGACGTTATCATCGACGGCATCGCTCTCGTTAAAGCAGGCGGGACTATCGCAGTCGGCGACATCATCACTAGCGACGGCACCGGGCAGGCGCTCGCAACGACCACGGCCGGGAATCGATATATCGGCATAGCGATTGACCCGGGCGTCTCCGGCGACCTCATCGGCGTTCGCATCGCCCCTGGCCTGATCTGATCCGGCCGGACTGACGGCCCCTCCTAGGAGCATCTCATGTCGTTTCCCTTTACCCCCTCGGCGCAATACACCGCTATTGCCCTCGCGTATCAAAACAAAGAGCTGATCGCTGACATGGTGCTCCCGCGCACACAGGTGTTGGAGCGCTCTTTCAGGTGGGATGTCCGCACCAAAGCGGACCTTTTCTCTGTCCCGTCCACGCTCGTCGGACGCAAGGGCAACCCCAGCGAGGTCGAGTTCACCGCGACGGAGCAAACGTCGACGGTGCTCGACTACGGGCTCGACGACGTAGTCCCCCAGGACGACATCGACGCGGCGCGAACGAAGCCGGGCCTAGATCCGATTGGGCGCGCGATGGAAGGCATTGCCGAACTCATCATGCTCGACCGAGAAAAGCGCGTGGCGGACCTCGTGTTTGCCGCGGCGACCTATCCGGTCGGCTCGAAAGTAACGTTGGACTCAGCCAACCAATGGTCGGCCTTTTCCAACGCAGCGAGCGACCCGGTCGAGGACATTCTCTCGGCCGCCGAAGGCATGCTCATGGCGCCGAACACGTTGGTGCTGGGGTCTCAGGTGCTGTTCCAGCTCCGCAGGCACCCGAAAGTGCTCGCCGCAGTGTTCCCGGTGGGCGGTAATGCCTCGGTCGGAGGGGTCGCGCCGATGGCCGCGCTTGCCGACCTGTTCGAGGTGGACCGCGTCCTCGTGGGACGCGGCTACATCAATTCGGCAAAACCAGGACAGGCAGGGACCTATGCACGGATTTGGGGCAAAAGCGCGGCGTTGCTGCGCATCAATCCGCTTGCCAATGTCCGCGGCAACGACATCTCGTTTGGCATGACCGCCGAATTCGGCACACGCGTGGCTGGCGTCATCCCGGAGCCCAAAACCGGGCTCCGAGGCGCGCAACGCGCACGGGCCGGGGAATCGGTAAAGGAATTAATCACGGCATCCGACACAGGCTACCTGTTCAGCGAAGCGGTTGCCTAATATGGGAACCGGTATCTGCACGTAACGACCCAGCAGGCGCTCTCGGGCGCCTGCTCCAAACTCCGGGAATGACAATGGCGAAAAAGCCCGCAGGTGCCGCGCATCCCCTCGCCGATGAGACCGATCGCGCGCGCCTGTATGTCGCTAACTGGCACATCAAAATGCAGCATGGGACGGTAAACCCGGGGGAGGAAATTTCCCTCACCGATGCACACGCGGAGCGCCTCGGCGGGGCCGTATCCCTCAAGGCCGATGCGCCTGACGCGTAAACGCGCACACAGACCACAGGATCACCATGCCGATCATCTCTAGTGACATTAAATACAGACTCAGCGGTGGTTCCGCCAACGCGGACCCGTTGCTATCTATCGGCGGCGTGGCGAGCTCGGTGGATGCCGCAGCCACGATTTTCGACGACGTGAGCAGCGCAGAGGCGGTCGCCGGAGATACCGAGTATCGGTGCGTCTACGTCCGCAACACGCACGCCACGCTTACCATGCTGGGCACCAAAATCTGGGTCCAGACACAGACGCCCTCGGCCGACACCGCCGTCGAGGTCGCCCTCGGGTCGTCGGCGGTCAGCGGCACGGAAACTGGGGTCGCTAACGAAAACACTGCCCCATCCGGGCCGACATTCTCCAGCCCGACGAACGAGGCAGGCGGTCTGACCATCGGCGACCTCGCCCCAGCCGCGCACAAAGCCGTCTGGTTTAAGCGCATCGTCACAGCCGGGGCTGCGTCGGCCAGTGACTCGTTCACAATCCGAGTGAAGTGCGATACAAACCCTTAACGGAGTCACCTCACCGTGCCGATTCTTCACCGCGTACTTTCCATCGTTTTCTCGATCGCCGGCGTTCTTTCCGCCTGTCCCGCAGGTTCCCAGGAGCTGTCTAACGCGCAACTGAACACACTGCGGGCGTCCATTTTCGCAACACCTGCGGCGGCTGCGCTGCTAGCTGCCGGCGACGTGCCGGGTCTGCGAACATGGTGCAACACGGCAACGGTCACGAGGCGGTGGCTCCCTGAGGCTGACGCGCTGGCGGTCGAGGAAGCGCCCTCATATACGACATATGATTCCCTCACCCAGGGCAAAAGGGATTCGTGGGTCTTGTTCCTCAAGACTCCGCGGGACTTTGGCCGCGGCAAAGTACGTCTGTGGGCCGTCGACGTATGGGGCGCGGCGACGGCCGGGAGCAATTCCGAGGCGGTGTTGCTGGCGGGATCGTCCCTAGCGACAAACGCGCAGGTCGCTATAGGCGGGGTGTCAAAGACGACGGGAACGGTCACGGCGCTGGATGCGACCTACGAAAAGGACATTAGCGTGCTCGAAGCAACGCTCCTTATCTACCGCGACAACGGGACCATCTGGACGCCTTAGACAATGCCCAAAACTCTAGTAGGGACGGCACTCGTATCGTCGGCGGCCAACACGGCCGGGTCCACGGTGCGCGCGCGCGTTAGCGTTGACGCAGTCGACGGCGGAATGATCACGATGAGGATCACAAACGGAGGCACAGGTCCAACTCTACCATGCACCGGGAGAGTGTTCATCGCGCACAAACAGGCATCGATGCCAGCGACCGCGGGGGAGGGTACCGGCGACGGCGCATGGAAACAGGTAGCGGAATTCGGAGGCGGGTCGGTCGCTAGCGTGTCCACTCGATTCGCCTACCGCTTTGGCCCGGAGGTGGCTTATGCCCAGGTCGAGTTTACGGGCAACACTGGGCAGAGCGTGACGGTCGAGGCGCACGTAACGACGTTCGTGTTCTGACAAAAACATGGCTTTGCGCATTGTCCGTGTAGACCGAGTCTCGCTCCCGCAGGACCACGTCGATCCGAACCCGGAATGGGTTTATGACGGGCTATCCTCTCTGCTCGTGCAGCGGGGCGGCGGCGGCACGGTAGTGGATGTCGTGCAGCGATTATCAGGCGGCGTGTACACGTCCATAACGTCACGCCGGATTGCCGCTGGCGGCGCCATAAGCAACCAGTCCACCGGTACCGGGTGGGTCGACTTCCCGGGCATTTGCCAATCCCAAACGTTTTCCCGAATCGCTATCGTTTTCGTGAATTCGCTTTCCAGCTCCAACGTGATATCGACGAGCGCGGCCTCGGCCGAAAACGGCAGCGCGCTGTGGCGGATCACAAGTTCCGGCGAAATGGACTTGGTAAAGGGCCAAGTCATCGCACTCGGCACTTCCTCTGGCGCCGCGTTGGGGGTGAATACTGACTGCGTCCTCGGCGTGACGTACGACGGCGCTACGGTCAAATTTTACCGCGACGGGCGGCTGTTGTCCTCGGCTACATCGACGCAGACGTTCACGGTCGAGTCATCCGGGCGGCTCTTCGCGGCCGGTGGTGGAACCAACTCGTTTAACGGCGCTATAGGGCTGCACGCCGACTTTTCGACGGCCCTTGGCGAGGACGATATGCGCGCCATCACTGCGCGCCCGTCGATCCTGTTCGAACCGGAGGCTGTCTACACCTATTACGTGGCGTCCTCCGTGACGCCGGTCACGTCGGATATTGACGCATCCTATATCGTGCAGTCGTCGGTTTCGGCAGACGCCTCATCGGCGTTCGCGGTCATCGCCGCTGTGTCCGCGGACTCTGCGGCAGTGTACGTGCTGCGTGGGTCGGTTTCGGCAGACGCCTCATCGGCGTTCGCGGTCATCGCCGCTGTGTCCGCGGACTCTGCGGCAGTGTACGTGCTGCGTGGGTCGGTTTCGGCAGACGCCTCTGCCAGCTACTCTGTCCGCGCGGCGGTCGTGGCAGATTCATCCGCGGCCTATTCGGTCAGGGCTCAGGCGTCCGCCGACCTCGCGCCGGAGTTCCTCGTCCGCGCGTCCGCACAAGCGGACCAGGCAGCATCGTTCTCCGTGCGTTCGTCAGAGCAGGCGGACCGGTCCGCCGCCTACGTCGTGCTCACATCAGCCGTATCTGACGTGTCTGCGGCCTATGCGGTGCGCGGCGCAGCTCAGGCAGACGCATCTAGCTCATATGCTATTCGCGCAGCAGCGCTATCCGACCTGACCGGACTTTTTGAACTACTGACTGCTGGCGTTGCCATCAGCGACATCTCCGCGGAATTCGGCGTTCGGGGCGCGGCGCAGTCTGACTTGGTCGCCGAGTTTTCGGCGCGCACATCAGCGCAGGCGGACCGGTCCGTCGACTACGTCGTGCGCGCGGCAGCGGCGGGTGACCTAGCCGGGTCGTACAATGTCCTCAACGTCTCGCCGGCATCAGCCGATATCGTCGCCGGGTGGGCCATCGCCGGCACCGCGGCATTGGGTCTGGTCGCATCCTACTCAGTGGGCGACGTGCTCGCGCAGGCATCTCCCGGTTACACTGCAGGCGGCCCGCAGGAGCCGCGCGCCGCCTATCTCCGCCCGCCTCGTTTTCTGGAGCGCAACCAATGATTACCAGATTCGACCCGTTGGAGCCGGACGAGGAACGGAACGTCGCGTTCGATTTTGCGAAAAACGGCGGGCTCGTCTCAGTTTCCGCGCCGACCATCACCGTCTCAGTGCTGTCCGGAACAGATGCTACGCCCGGCGCGTCGCTGGTCGGGTCACCTGCCGTCGCTGGCGCCGTCGTCAGGCAGAGGGTCCGCGGACGACTAGACGGAGTGGAGTACGTGATCGAATGCCGTGTATCGGCGGCATCCGGCATCTACACGATTAATTCCCTTTTGCCCGTGCGCGTTGGCCCAGTGGCGTCCGGTCTGCTCCCTCGGTATTGCAGCGAGGCGCAATTCGTCGCGCGTTTCGGCGCCGACGAGCTCGATGACCTACTCCGCTACGGCAGCGGGTATGCCTCTGCCGAGAACGACTCGGCGAGCATGATCGACGGGTACATATCCGTCCGCTACACGCTCCCCCTCGTCTACGTCCCGGCGCTCGTAATGGGGCTAACAGCGGACATAGCTAGGTTTAAGCTATGGGACAAACGCGCGCCGGATGAGGTGCGGAAACGATACGAGGACGCCCTCGCTATGCTCAAAGATATCGCCAAGGGGCTCATCACACTGCCTCCGGACGCATTCGGGGTGCGCGCGACAGTGCAAAGCGCGTTCGGCGGGTTTGCGGATGAGAGACTTTTTACGGCAGTCACCTTGAGCAGGTATTGACATGGCCAGTTTTTTAACACTGCAACTCACATCAAAAATGGCCGAGGAACGGATGCAAGCTATGATTGCCGCGGGGACGTCTACCGGGGCATTCGAGACTGTCGGCCAAACGCTCGTTACGCAAATCCAGTTGGGATTCAAATTCGGGCGGGAGCCATGGGGGGCGCCGTGGGAGAAACTGAAGTGCAGGAAGGGCGGGAGCCCACTCCGGGATACGGGTTTGCTACGGTCGTCTATCGTCTCGAAAGCGGACAAGTCAGGCGTCACTGTAGGCACCAATAAAATCCAGGCGCGGGTCCATCAGTTCGGCGCCATCATCAGGCCGGTAAGGGCAAAATTTCTCGCTTTCCAGTGCGGCCCCGACATGCATTTCGCCAAACAGGTGATTATCCCGGCGCGGCCGTATTTGCCAATCAGGTCAAACAAAAGCGTCGACCTGCCAGATACGTGGTCGCGCGCCGTCGCCCGGAGACTCCAGTCCTATCTGCTGCAAGCTGCAAAAAAGCCTGCCTTATAATGTTTGCCGAGATCGAACAGGCAATCCTGACCCGCCTCCGGGCGAAGCTCGGACCGCGTATTACCGTCGAGCCGCTCCGAGAATTGGAGCGGGTCCCGTCGCTGCGCCAACGATCGCCTGCCGCGTTTGTGATCTACGACGGCTACCAGCCCGGCGAACGCATTGCCACTGTGCCCGGAGTGCAGCAGGTCGTGCTGCAATGGTATGTCGTCGTCGCCGCGCGATCAGCCCTTGGTGGCGGCGAGTCAAACGTCGCGCGAGACGAGGCTGGAGAACTGTCACGCCTCGTCGCTAAAGCCCTGCTTGGGTTTAGTGTCGGCCCGGGCCAGTATTTGCGGATGGCCGCCGCGTCGGGGGCCGAATACGATGCGGGTTATTGTCATATTCCACTAGCTTTCACTTGCGCCGTGACCCTCACGGGCGAATCCTAAACAGAGGCGAACATGATCGACTATTCATACTTTGGCGTCGGGCAAATTTACCTCCGCGAGATCGGCGCATCTCTCGGGTTTTTGGAGGTCGGTAACTGCTCGACCTTGACGTTCTCGGTCGCCGAGGAAGAAAAAAAGCTGAAGGACTACACGGTCTCGGGCGGCGGTACGCGGAATAGCGTTAAGCGCATCGACACAGTGACCGCGGCATTTACTATGCACGACCTCAACGCTGACAACCTAGCCAGAGCTATGTACGGGGCTACGTCCGTCGTCACCACGTCAGTCGTTAGCGGTGAGTCAGGTCTGGTCTACCCGGGGTCGCTGACGCCATTTCTGTCCATCCCAGCGCTGACGCCTGTTCCGACGGTCGTCCCGGCTCAGACGGCCGCAGCCGCGCGCATCAACACCACGGCCTACGCGCTCAACGCTTATATCCTGCCGGCTTCGGCGAACGGGTTTTACTACAAGGCGACTACGGCCGGCACCTCGGCCGGATCGGTGCCGACGTATCCGGTGGTCATCGGCGCCACCGTCACGGACGGCACGGTAGTGTGGACGTGCGCAGGTAAAACGACCCTAGTCGTGAATGTCGATTACGAGGTCCGCGGCGCCGGGATTTTTGCTGTCGCCACGTCCACTATTGCGGGCGAGACGTGGACCCTCGGCTACACCCGGGTCGGCGTCGACGTGGTTCAGGCGCTCACGAGCTCGGGGAAAGAATACTCGATGATTTTCGAGGGGCTCAACGAAGCGCGAAGCGGCAAGCGCACCAAAATCGAGGCATTCCGCGTGAAACCCGGCGCGCTCCAACAATGGGGAGTGATCGGGGAAGAGTATGCGGGCCTCGAGGTCTCGGCAGAGTTGCTCTCGGACGCAACAAAAACGGGTGCGCTCACGTCGAAGTATTTTCGCATTGACATTGAAAAGTGATCGCGGACGACCTGAGTATCATCGACCCTCCGCCCTTCGGGTCGGTCGATCTAGGCGATGGGGACGCAACGCATCGAGTCACCATCCGCCCGCTAAAAGTCAAGCAACTGCCGTCGTTCGCGGCGGCCGTTGCGCCGGTGGCCGAGCAGGTATCGCGCATGATTGGCGAGGGGATCTCGGCGGCGGGCGTGCTGAAACTACTGGCCGAGCAGACGGAGCATGTTGTCGCTGCGCTATCCTGCGCCACCGGGGCGACGCCCGAGCAGGTCGGAGAGGCGACAATCGAGCAACTCGCAGAGCTGCTGCTCGCCGTCCTCAACGCCAATCGGGATTTTTTGCGCGGCCGGCTACTGTCGGCCCTCACGACGGCCGCGACGGAACTCGGTGGGGCTGGCCGGACACCATCCAATCCCTGATCGGGGCCGGATGGTCGTTCTCGGAGATCCGAGACCTGACGCTCGCGCAGGTGCGCGGATTCATGGGGGCCGTGGAACGCCGAGAAAGCGAACGACGTCTAGGCGACGCAATAGCCGCCCGGATGGCGCAGGCCGAAGGCAAAGACTGGTCGAAGTACGTTAAGGGGCTCTCACGTGGCGGCTGACCTGGAATTCCGCGTCGGTGCGGTCATCACCGATCTAAAAAAAGATCTGGCAGCCGCACTGCGGGAGGTAAAAAACTACTCAGCGCAGGCGCGCGAAGCATTACTGAGGGACAGTCCGAGGAAACCAAGCGGCGCCGCAAGGGAAGCCGCGAGGGAAGCCGCGAAGGAAGCCGCCGCGCTCGCGCGGGCCGCCGCTAAAGAATCCGCCGCGCTCGCGCGGGCCGCCGAGAAAGAAGCCGCCGCGCTCGCGCGGGCCGCCGAGAAGGCGCGAAAAAACGCTCAGGGGCTGGGGAGCTCAATCTCCGCTGCCACGTCGTCGTTAGGTCGCCTCGTAGCCGGATTCGTTTCATTGGCTGCCGCCGCCCAACTGATCCGCACGGGGGATACTTTTGCTAGTCTCAACGCGCGGATACGACTCACCACGAGTTCGGTCGAGGAATTCAACCGCGCCCAGGTGGCGCTTTTTGACATAGCCCAGCGGGCCGGGTCACCGCTTGAGAGCACCGTCAAGCTCTATTCGCAAATAGCCCTGGCTGTACGAGATGCCAAAGTAGGGCAGGAAACGTTGCTCGGCGTCGTAGAGACGATCAGTCAGGCTGCGCAACTGTCCGGGGACGCCATTGAGACAACTGATGCCGCGGTCATCCAACTAGGGCAGGGACTCGCGTCCAACACGCTCCGCGGCGACGAGCTAGTCAGCGTCCTAGAAGGGGCACCACCGCTGGCTGACGCCATCGCCAAGGGCATGGGACTCACCCGCGCCGAACTGCGGCTGTACGGGGAGCAGGGCAAAATATCGGCCGAGCAGATCATCCGCGCCTTGCAGAGGCAGCGCGCCGAGGTCGCCGCACAATTCGCCCTACTTCCACCGACCGTCGGGCGGTCCGTTACCATGCTAAAAAATGCGGGTTTAGCGCTCGTCGGCGCATTCGACAAGACCTCCGGATTGACGGCCGGCTTTGCTCGCGTCATAAAAAGTATCGCAGACTACCTGTCATCCGATGCTGTGGCTGGGGCCGTCGTGCAGTTCGCCACGACGTGGTCCAACGCGTTTTCCGACCTCGCAAAGGACATACAAAATGCCGCGCGCCTCATTAGTGAGGCGATCGGAGAGATTACGAACGGAAAGCTTGCGGGCGGCGATGTAGACTTGTTCGGCTTTCTTGCGCGCGCGTTACGCGACCTCCCGATCAACCTCCGGGCCGTTGTCAAGATTGCGACTATCGAGCTGGCGGCTTTTGCTGATAGCGCGATTACATTGTTCAAGGGCGTTGGCAGCGCGATAAAGGCCGTTTTCGACCCAACGACGACGGTTGCTCAGATACAGGCTGGGCTTGTGCGCGCGCGGGAGGTAATCGATGCAGCCCGGACCCAGGCCACGGACGCGGCGTTTGCCGAGCGGGACAAGGCACTTGCCGAAGCGCAAAAGGCAAGGGACGCGGTCCTGGCGGCGCGAGAACGCGGACGGAAGAAGACCAACGCAACCGGCCTCGGGAATTTCAAAAAGATCGCCTCTGCCACGGATCAGCAAGCCGCGGACACGTTGCGGAAAGCCGAACTCGACGCCGAAGAACGGCTTGAGAAAGACTCGTCGGACCGGAAACTGTCCGTTTTGCAGACCTATTTTGATGACTCGCGCATCGCCGCAGCGGCCTACTATCGGCAGCGCGAATCGATCGAACTCGCCGCACTCGACCAGTCCATTGCGATCGAGCGGCGACGCGCGCAAGGGGGCACGGCTGCCGACAAAGCCAAAGCGCTCGCGGACATCGAGATTCTGGAACGGCAGAAAGCGGACATCGCGCGCAAGGGAGCCCGCGATAGGTTCCAGGCCCAACGTGACCTGGACCGAGAACTAGAGTCTGCCCGCGCGCAGGACCTCGACGGGCGAGGGCAGACCGGTGATGCAGCAAAAATCCGTCTGGAGGCGCAATTCCGCGACCTTCTCAAGCGCCTGGAAGCCGAGGGCAACACGGCGGGCGAACGGCTTATCCGTGGACTGATTGATACTGGCGTTGCAAAAGCCCGTTTCGACGAGCTCCAAGCCGAATTCTCCCGCGTGGCAAACGCGTTGCAGGCGCGGACACAGGCCATCGGCGACCAGCAGCGCACAGGGGCACTGCCGACTGGGACCGCTGAGGCGCAAACGCGCGTCGCGCGCAAGGATGCGATTGATCAGCTAACTGTCCTCAACGGTAAGTTGCAGGAGCTCGCGGCAGCATCGAGTAACCCGCAGATCGCGGAAGGCGCCGCGAGCAGCGCGGCGGCCCTCCGGCAGATGGCGATTGATAGTGCGACCGGCATAGACGCGGCGATAATCAATCTCCGCGCGGGACTGGCAAACATGGAGCAGGGGTTTGCTCAGGCGACGACCGGCGCCGGAGTGGACGCGCTCACGGGCCTATTTACTGACTTGGCATCTGGATCTAAAAGTGCAAAAGACGCTATCCGAGATTTCGCGCGCGGGTTCGTGGCATCGATGGTGCAGATCGCCGCGCGCGCACTGGCGACATTTGCGGTTTTGTCGCTCCTCGAAGCCGTTTTCCCGGGCGCTGGAAAAACGGCAGCCTCAGCGGGTTCGGTGGCCTCAGTGGCCTCCCGCACACTACATTCAGGCGGGATGGCCGGGCAGGGGGCGCCCCGCCGCGTCAATCCTCTGGTATTCGCTGGGGCGCCGCGGTACCACTCTGGCGCGCTTGTCGGCCTGAAGCCGGACGAGCGGCCGGCGATCCTCCAAACTGGAGAGGAGGTCCTCTCACGGACAGACCAACGCAACGCCAATAATGGGGGCAACGGCAAAGGGGGCGGATATCGCATTGTTAACGTGCTAGATCCGGCGCTCGTCAGCAACTACCTCGAAAGCGCAGCCGGCGAAAAAACGATCCTGAACGTCATACAACGTAACCCGTCCCAGGTTAGGCAGGTTATCGGAGGATGAAGTGAGTACGAAAATTTCCACGGCGACTGGCTATCTGGATTTTCTCAAACAGGTAGACACCTATCTAACCGCGACCGGCCACGCATGGGGCAAAACTTTCGTGGGGACCGGGAATGGCGACCTCACCGCATACCTAGGCTCTGCGACCAGCGTCGCCGAGACGGTCACGGTCACATTCTCGTCATCGACGGCGTTCGCAGTTTCCGGGTCCGTTTCCGGGTCTCTCGGCAGCGGCACCGTTGGCACTCCGTTCACGAGCGGTAAAATCGCGTTTTCCATCTCCGCGGGGTCTACCGCGTTCGCCTCCGCTGACGCTTTCGTGATCAACACGTCGGCGAAATGGACCCGGTTGCGCGGCACAGGATGCGCGGGCACCGACAAACGATCCTCGGACCTCACCGGTCTAGAGAATCTGTTCGACACCGACGTATCGACGCGGGCGACAAAGGCCGCGGCAGACGGGTACGTCGAGTGGGAGATGGTCGGCCCGACCGAGGTCCGAGAGGTCGTTGTACAGCGCAACGCAGTAAACTCCACGGTGCCGACTAGCGTTCGGCTCCTGTACAGGGACATCGTTAGCGATCCGTGGACGGTGGCGCAGACATGGTCCGGGCTGTCGTGGGTTGCTGCCAGCGAGGCGAAACTGTTGTCTGTAGGCACTCCCGGCACACATCTGTTCTGGCGCTTCGAGATCACGGCCAGCAGCGTTGCTGCGATTGACCTCTCTGCGCTCATCCTCCACGCGCTGCCGGGAGACTCCTACGACCTAGGAGAAAGCGCGTCCTACGTATGGGAGGCGCCCGGGCTCGACGGCACCAAGGCAATCCTCATCGGCGCGCGGACCTACGGGAGCGGCGCCACAGACACATTTAACATCGGGTTTTCCGGGCTCCGGGCGTTTGACGCGACAAAGGGCGTCGAGGGCCAGCCTAACGGGGTCTCTGCTAGATGGCTTGCGCTCGTTAACTCGTCCATCGGTTACTGGCTCGTGGTCAACGGACAACGGCTCATCGTCGCCACCAAATCGGCGTCCGTGTACCAAACAGCGTACGCAGGATTCGGCACCCCCTACGAGCCCCCTAGCGCTCACTCATATCCGCTCATCGTGGCCGCGTCGACGGGGACACGGACGACACGCTACGACTCAACGTCCGCCGATTTCCGGCACCCGATGGAACCCGGGTCAGGCAGCATGGCGGCGGTGTACCCGGACGCGGTATGGCGGTCGCATGCCAACCGTGACCAGTCCTCTGCCGGGCCAGACGGCGGGACCGTCACGGTGGCAGGCGGGCGCGTCTGGCCGACGACCCTCCGGTCCGATAGCGACGCGCGGCCGACGTTCATTCGAGAAAATGTGGACGGGACGCGCCCGTTACTCCCTGGTGTGCTGTTCCACACAGCGTCACCGGCGCACATATGGGGCGAGTTCGACGGCTATTATTGGACGCCTGGATTCGGCACGGTCGCAGAGGCAAATATCCGCGAGGGGCTTTTCGACCACCTCGTCGTGCAGAACATATTCCGGACGTCTGCACAGTCATACGCAGCGGTCCGGCTAGATTGAGGGGGCGCAATGGCATTTGAGACCGGGGGCGCATCGTCAGCGGCCGACCTGCTAGACAAGCTCCGGATATTTGCGGCCGCTAACGGATGGACGATAGACGCCAACGTCGCGCGATCGGACGGACCAACCGGAAACGTCGTCGTCATGCGTCGAGGGACGGCGATCTATGCGGCGGTCTACACCGACACGGCAGCCGGGAGTTCGATCGACCCAGGCCCGTATATTGGTTGCTACACGTACCCGGGAGCGTACAGCGGGGCAGCAAATGCGATGGCGCAGGCCAACAAAACCTCCGGATCGCAGTGCAACAAAATGACTGGGCCTTTTCAAGCCTACTATTTTTTCTCTGCAGGCGACTACCTGCACGCTGTCGTCGAGGTCTCCCCGGGTCTGTTCAGGCATTTTGGCATCGGCATACTGGAGGCGTCTGGCGCGCTTACGTCTGGGGCGTACAACCATGCCCTGCGTTGGCACTACGGGCCAACAGAGGTCAACGTCGCTACGTCGGATAATCACGCTGTCCCGTTTGATTCCAACGGCAGTTCTCAGGGGTGGCTAGGCACCGAGCTCCGCGCCGACAGTGACTCTGTCTCTCCGCGGACAATACGGCTCTACGACGTCAGCCCGGCCGACCCGAATGGGGGCTGGGCAGGATGGCTCTCCGGTGGGGCACAGCATGCCGGGTCGCCGCTGAACCCGTTGGCGCGTGTAGGACCCAGCACGCTAACCGGGAGGACGGTCCTCCTGCCGCTCATCACGTCAATCGACCGGCCGTCCGGGAATGTCTCCATTGTCGGGGGGCCGCGGGACATGCGTCTAGTGCGGATCGACAACCTCGCGCCGGCTGCAACGCTCACCGTCGGGCCAGATACCTGGAGGGCTTTCCCCGTCTGTCGTAAAAACGGCGACGCCGGGGTCGAGTCCTCGCTAGCGTATGGGTACGCGTACCGGGTTATCCCGTGATATCGTTTTTCCGCCCGATCGGCTCTGTCGCTCCGACCCTCACGGATTCCGCACAGCCCGCGAACAATACGTTCGCGCAAATCCTCTCGGGGCCTGCCATGCGGCGCGGCGCAGCGGCGTTCGGGTCCCTTCTCTCGGTCCCGGCGCAGGCGCTTTCCGGCGTGGTGGCGCGGACGTTCTCGTACGATTTTTACGACCGAATCCACATCACGACCACGCTGCTCGACCTCGGCAACGTCATCGGGCTCCAGTCGCGCGCAATCGCAGTCTGGAACTCGTTTCGCAGGGTGCAGCGGCTTTCCAGCGTGGCCGCAGTTGGGGCCGACGGCATAGCCCTCACAGGTGGACCCGCGTCGCTCCCATACGATTTCCCGGTGCTCGGGGAGACTATCTACACGCTCACGGTTTCGCCAGAGGGTCCGCCAACAGTCAACGCTACGTTCACGTTTGATTTTGTGCCCTATGACATCACGCTACGCGTGGTTGGGTCGCGCGTCACTGCGTGGACATTCGCCCCGGACTGGTCTAGCCCGGTCGTCGAGCGGTTGGAGTGGAAAACCGACGTACTCTCGTCGTTCGACGGCGGCGAACAACGCGGGTCCCTCCGCCTCGGGCCGCGTGCGTCATTCGAGTTCGAGGCGTTTTTCTCCGGTGACGAACGGCGCCGCGCCGAGACGTTAATATGGGGATGGGGCGCGCGCGTGTGGGCGCTCCCGATCTGGCAGGACGGGCAGGAGCCCGGCTACGACCTAGCATCCGGGGCGACTGAGATCCTGCTCGACACTGCCGGCAGAGATTATGCATCCGGATCGCTGGCTATGATTTTGAGGGATTCCGCCGCGTACGAGGTCCTAGAGGTCGACTCGGTGGCCGCCGACCGCATAGTGTTGCGGCGCCCCACAACATCCGCATGGCCGGGTAGCTACCGCGTTTTCCCCGCCCGCATTGCCCGCCTCATGGATCAGGTGCGCCTGCCACGTTGGGACGGTAGCGCAAGCGGTGTCCGAGTCATCCTATCGACGACCACCGCTGTCGATCGTCCCGCAGACGACGGGCATGCGACGCACCGTGGTTACCCCGTGCTGACCCTCGCGCCAAACTGGGCAGGAGGGTTTGACCTGGAGATGGCGCGCAAACTGGCCGAGATTGACAACATGACCGGGCGGACATTTGTCGACGACGAGTCCGGTATCCCGGTGACGACTCAGCGCATGCGGTTTTTGTGGACAACGCGGGCAGAGCTGGAGACATGGCGCTCCATGCTGTATGCGCTCCGCGGGCGCGCTGGCGCGGTATGGGTGCCGACATGGACGGACGATCTGGCCGTCGCCGTCGACATCGCATCAGCAGCCACAGCAATCGATGTCCGGTCCGTCGGGTATGTCAGGCAGATAAACCTAGACCCTGGCCGCGCCGACATCCGGATCGAGGTCTCTAGCGGGGCTGTTTTCTACCGGCGCATTACCGGTTGCTCGGAGATATCCACGACGATAGAGCGCATCCAGATCGACGCGTCTCTCGGGGTGGCAGTGACAACCGCGCAGGTCGTCTCCGTCTCGTTTATGGCGCTGTCACGGATCGATAGTGACGCGGTTGAGCTGTCTCATTGGACGGGGTCGGTCTCAGAATCGGCGGTAGCATTCAGGAGCTACCGCCATGACGTATGACACCGTCGAGCGCAGCGCCGAAGGCAGGCGGCCGGTAGAGGTCTACACATTTGCCCGAGACTATCAGCAGTGGCGCTACACGAGCGCGGACCGGGACGTAGTCGTTGACTCGCAGACCTATCTGGCGCGGTCGATATCGCGCGGAAAAATCGAGTCTACCAGCGAGCTATCGCGCCTCGGCATGACGTTGACGGTTCAGCGAGACCTAGAGGTTGCCGATATGTTCCGGGTGTCCCAGCCATCGGCTGTCGTGACCTGCGTGTTGCGCCAGTACCACCACGGGGACGGCGAGGTCGCCACGTTGTGGAGCGGGCGGATATCGTCCGTTACATGGCAGGGGGCGGCCGCATTGATCGCGCTGGAGCCTGTCTACACGGCCCTCCGGAGGGTCGGGCTGCGCCGGATGTACCAAAAACAATGCCCGCACGTACTCTACGGTAGCGCTTGCAGGGTCGGTAGCGCAGCATTCCGCCTCGACGCGTTGTCGGACGCAGTGTCCGGGCTCACGGTTAGCGTCTCAGAGGCATCGCTGGAAACGGACGGATGGTTTGCCGGAGGCTACCTTGAGTACGACGTGGCGCTGGGCATAGCGGAGCGTCGGTTTATCACCGGGCACGTCGGGGCGACGATCACTCTCAACGCGGCTCCGACAGGCTTGGCCGTCGGTCAACCGGTCCGCATCTTCCCGGGCTGCGATCACTCGCTGACGACATGCGACGGCAAATTTGCGAACGCTCTAAACTATGGCGGTATGCCGTATTTTTCGGCTAAAAATCCGTTCGGCGGCGATCCAATTTTCTGAGGTTTAGCGATGTGGACTTACTTCGCCATACTCGTCGCGTCTGTCGTGCTCGCTTTCGCGCTCGCCCCAAAACCGCCAAAACCGCGGCCTCCGGAGCTTGAGGACGTAGAGGCGCCGACGGCCGAGGAAGGCAAGGCGATCCCGGTCGTGTTTGGTACCGTCTGGATTAACGGCGCCAATGTCATCTGGTACGGCGATCTGCGTACTACCCCGATCAAAAAATCCGGGGGGAAGAAATGATCACGGCTACCGTGACCCTCGATCACTGTCGACGGCTTGGCTACTGTTCTCGCGGCCTGCGAGGGTTTTTCTCCCGCCACGGGCTCGATTGGGAGACATTCCGCGCGGCGGGGCTCCCCGCAGACACTATCGCAGCAACCGGGGACGCCATGGCAATCGAGGCATCCACGCTGGCCCGTAGCGAGGCCAGCGAGTGACAGGCGGAGGCGGTGGGGGCCAAACAACCGGCTACCGGTACTTCATCGGCCTGCATCTGGGTGTTTGCTCCGGACCGGTCGACGCGCTCCTCGAAATCCGCATCGGCGACCGCACGGCGTGGTCTGGAGTAGCGACGGCATCGTCGACAATCTCGATATCATCCCCCGAACTTTTCGGCGGCGACGAAAAAGAGGGCGGCGTTGTCGGATCGATCGACATCATGATGGGCGATGCGGCGCAGGCGGCGAACGCGTACCTAACATCCAAGCAGACAGGACCGCAACCCGGGTATCGCGGCATGCTGTCACTCGTGTGGCTACGCGGCATGATCGGATCTAACAATCCGTACCTCAAACCATGGGCGCAAAAGGTCAGGCGGGTTTTGCTTGGCTGGCAGGGCGGTATCACGTGGTACTCGGCCAAAGCCGCGATTGCACTCCCTGGCGGTGAGAGCGCCATGAACCCGGCGCATATAGCGTACGAGTGCCTCACTAATGCGGATTGGGGCATGGGATACCCGCCCGCTCAGGTCGACGATGCCAGATTCCGCGCAGCCGCGGATACGTTCCACGCCGAGGGGCTCGGCCTCTGCCTGCTGTGGGCTCGACAAAGCCCGATAGAAAGCTTTCTGCAAATCGTCGTTGACCATGTCGGAGCCGTCCTTAACCAGGACCCGCGCACCGGGCTTTTTGTGCTGAAGCCAATCCGAGCTGACTACGTGGTCGGCGACCTACCGATCCTGGACGAATCAAACATAGTGGCTCTGGAGAACTTTGAGCGGCCCAGCACGTACGAGGCTACAAACGAAATATCGGTGACGTTCGACGAGGTGGCAACCGGCCTCCCTGGCGCTGTCACGGTCCAAAACCTAGCGGCGATTACGTCGCAGGGCGGCATCGTCACAAAGGCCATGCAGTATCCGGGACTCCCAACATCCGCCATTGCCCTCAGGACAGCAATGCGCGATCTGCTGGCTATATCGACCCCTCTGGCGCGCGTGAAATTGCGCGTTAACCGGCAAGCGTATGGGCTAATCCCGGGCTCTGTGTTCCGCCTTAACTGGCCCAAACTTGGCCTGTCGTCTGTCGTCATGCGCGTCCTCGATGCGTCGTTCGGCGACCTGTCGGACGGGACAATTGCCATCAGCGCAGCCGAGGACGTGTTCGGGCTCCCCGCGTCCGTTTACGCGACCCAGCAGCCTAGCGGCTGGGCGGACCCGAGTTCCGCACCCGCCCCGGCGACGGTCCGGGTCGTCGATGAGGCACCGCTCTACGAGCTCGCGCGATCCCTCGGCGCGTCGGATTACGCGGGACTGGCGGCGGATGCTGGCTACCTGTACACGGTGGCGGCAAAACCAAGCGGCGACTCCACGAACTACCGGATTCACGCGCGGCCCGGAAGCTCCGGCGCATTTTCTGAGGTCGGACGTGATGATTTCGCTCCGACCGGGCAACTAACCGCGTCCCTGGCCCCAGGCGCCACGTCTGCGACGGTCACGAACATAATCGACGGGGATATGGTCGTCCCGGGCACATACGCCATTATCGGCGCCGAAATCGTCAGAATAGACACGTTCAACCAGACCACCGGCGCCCTCACCATCGGCCGCGGCGTGCTCGACACGGTGGCCGCAACCCATGCGATAAGCGCAGCGGTCCTGTTCGCCGAGTCCTACACCGGGACCGACGGCGTGGAACGTGTCGACGGCGACCTCTTGCAGGTCAAAATCCTGACGAGGACCGGGAAAGGCACCCTGGCTGAGAGTTCCGCTCCGACGGACTCACTGACGTTCGATCAGCGCGCCGCGCGCCCGTACCCTCCGGGCCGCGTCCGCATCGGAGGGGTCGCCTATCCGTCGACGGTGGCCGGCCCGTCCACGGCGTCGTGGTCGCACCGCGACCGGACCGCGCAGAATCTGCAAGGTGACGAGGCAACCGATATCGGGCCGGAAATCGGCACGACCTACAATGTCCGCCTATACGACAACACGACCAGCTCACTCGTCGACAGTTCCGTTGGTCAGTCCGGGACATCCTACGCGATCAACGTCGGTGGGTCGTTCACGGCCCGGTTGGAGATAGAGTCCGTGCGCGGCGGGCTTATTAGCCGACAAAAACATGCGGTCGTTTTTGCCTACTCTAAGGCCATCGACGACGTGACGACAGAGGCGGCGGACCTCGTGACCACCGAATCCTCAGACCAGATCACTACGGAGTAACCATGCCGACTAAATTTTCGCAATTTACGGCGGCCGCCGCGCTCGCCGGAGCCGACCAGCTCGTGGGCCTCCAGTCCGGAGGTAACGTGCGGGCGACGATGACCCAAGCTCTCGCGTACGTGCGGGCGCAATTAACAGTCTCGGCGACCGTTGGCGACGGCACCAACGTGCAGATTGACGTAACGCACAACCTCGGCACCAGAGACGTTGGCGTCACGGTGTACCGCAACGTCACGCCATGGGACGAGGTGATCCCCGACGTGCAGCATCTGAGTGTTAACGTCGTCCGGCTGATCTTCTCTGCCGCCCCCGCATCCGGGCAATTTCGTTGCGTGGTGAGGTCCTGACGTGCCAAAGGTCGTTGGGGCATCGCTCGATTTTGTCGGGCAAACGAGGCTCCGGAACCTCCTCCCAGCAGCGTCAAACGACGAGCCGGTGAGAAAAGGCGAGGCGTCAAGCGGCGGTGGTGGGGCTTTTACGTATAGCTCCACCGCCCCAGGCACACCGGCGCCCGGTGACCGATGGGTAAACTCTACTTCCGGCGTGATGTTCACTTGGGTGGACGACTCGTCGTCGGCCCAATGGGTTGAGTTGTGATCGATTTCCCCGCTAGCCCGTACGTGGGGCAGATATACACGTTCGTCGATCGGGTCTGGCGGTGGAACGGCACGGCGTGGCCGAGAGTCGTGAACTATGGACAAAATGCTGCCGTACTGGTCGGCATCGACGAGGTCGGAATCAGCGTCGCCGGGTTCGATGCAGCACAAGTCCCGCCCGCGTTTGTGCTCGTCAACTACGTTTAGGACTAAAAATGTCAGCAACCCTAACATGGTTTAGTTCAGGTCTCGGCACCAAAACCGGGACCACGTCGGCGACGCTTATAGCCGACATGGCGACACTGGTCACCTCAAAGGCCGCCGATGCCAACTTCAAATGGGAGGTGGCGTCGTCGAACTCGTCTACGACCCCGCTTTACCTCGTGCTCAAACGCAAAAACGCCAGCGCCGGGCGAATTTTGTACGTCGTTTGGACATCGACGCCTGCGGCGAATAATGCAGCCATATTAGATGCAACACCCACGCTAAACGCGCTGTTTTGCGCATTTTTCCCATCGGGGAACGTCGATACACCGTCCAATCTGGCGGCGGCAAGCGGCACAATCATGGGGGTGGATACGGCGGCGGTAGAGGTGTCCGCAGCAGCGTCCGTCTCGACCATTTATGCCGCATCGACACAGCCATTTTATTTTGACAGTACCGAGGCTGTGGCGTTTTTTTTCCAAAACCCGGGGTCGTCGGCAATTTACTTGACGGCTGCCGGCTACATCCTCGTCGATGCCGCGGATGCGGAATATGCGGGCGTGCTGTCGACGGGCCAGACCATACTGGCCACACACGCCGGAATCCCGGCGTGGGTCTCAACGACGCTATTGGCGGGGAGTTCGGCGGCGCCAACCATACGCACCAACTACGGGGCCGCCAATCGAACCTATTTCTGCGCGTATGCGGCATCCGGCCTTTGGGCTAACCAGGGTGTGGGTGCAGCCGACGTGCTGACCGACACAGCCGCGACCAAAGCCTATTTTGCCCCAGTGCAGTTGCTTGGGCAGACCAAGGGGGAGGGGTTCGCTTTGAAGCTGCGCCAGATGGCACAGGGACCCGGAGTGACCGTCGCATTTTCGGCCTACAGCACGACCGGGCCTGTCATCGCTGCGCGAGCAGCGAACTGCCAAACAGCAGGCGGAAACGGCATTTTATGGATGACCAATTTCAAGATATAAAAAACGGCCGCGAGTGGCGGCCGTGAAGTCCTCGGGGGGAGGATGGAGGAGACGAGCAAAAGCAGGTAGAGAGTGCGCCGGGTCGCCTCTGGCGTCAACCAGTCGGAGGCTCTTTTGCGCGGCGGATGAGGGCCTCTACAGCCCTTGTCCCGAGCCGAG